GTCCTCTCTGAGGAAGAAGCTATAAATGGTCTCGCTACTGAACAGTATTTGGAAAGAGTGAACATGGACTCCTCCCCCGGTTATCCCTACACGAAAATGCGTGTGCCCGGATGTAAAGGAAAGAAAGGATTCATCGAAGGCGAGAGTGACGATCTCCGAGTGGTGAATGACGAGCTGCGACGGCGGCTGGACGAGCGTGAAGCACAAGCTAGAAATGGTAAGCGTGTGCCCTCGAGTTGGATAGATACCCTGAAAGATGAGCGTCGACCCCACGAAAAAAGACATAAAACCCGGATTTTTAATATTGGACCCTTAGATCATACTATTTTGACTAAACGTTATTTTGGTAGTTTTATTGCATGGTACATGAAGAATCGGCATGAACATAGTGGCAAAATTGGCATGAATGTTGATTCCCTTGAGTGGGACCGAATGATTCGTAGTTTTAAGAATGTTAGTGAGCGTGGATTTGATGGTGATTACAGTAAGTATGATGCAAAAATGCGAGCGCGCTTGATCGTCGAATATTTTGTTGACCTGGTGAATGCTTGGTATGATGATGGCCCAGAAAACGCTCTCATTAGGCGTGTCCTCATGGAGGAGGTGGCTTTCACGATCCATCGTTCTGGTAATGTCATTTATTTGAGCATGCAGGGAAACAAAAGTGGATGCGTGGTGACTACGATTTTAAATTGTGTCATTGGTGACTTCTACGTTAAATGCGGATGGATTGCGCTTCTGGATGAAGAAATTGTGAAAATGAAAATTGGTATGAACCAAGGTGAAATTTGCCCAAACTTCGAAAGAGTCGTGTCTGCTCGTGCGTTGCATAACGCATGGGGGAAACTTCTTCTCGCTGCCATATACGGTGATGACAATGTTGTTATCGTGGCTGATGACCTTTTACCTATCTTCAATGCGGAAACGTTTGGAGCGTGGTTAGAGCGATATGAGATTGAGTATACCCCAGCGGCTAAAGGAGTGCGAACTGAAGCCTTTTCGGAGGTGGAAAAACTGCAATTCCTGAAGCGACATGTGCGTATGAGTGAATACGGATTTTATTTGGCCCCTATTGATAAACAAACAATTTTCGAATTGACGAATTGGATTAGGAAATGCCCAGATACGCAAGAAGCAATGTATGTGAACATTATGGACAGTATGCGTTTTGCTTTTTCATGGGGACGAGACTTCTTCGAGTCCCATCGCAAATGTGTGAATGATGCCTTACGCAAGGCACGAATGGACACGGTGAAATGTACCTATTTAGATTATGAATTAGAGTATATCACGAAAAACACCTAAGACGGTGGCGAGTATATAGTTACTGGTAGTCTATCCCTAGTTGGTAGTATCCAGTATTAAAGCGTCGGGTTATCCGAAAGTTGCGCTATTTTATTCGCAAAAATTTACGAAAC